GTCTTTGATGGTTGCCGTTTTAGCACTTTTGTTGCTAACGTATTCGCCAGCTTTCATGACTTCAGTACCATCAATGGACTTACCCTTCATGGTATGAGGTTGTGCATACTCGGACGCAGGGCCGTTTTCTTTGCCCATTTGCTTGTGACTGAATTTAGCCATCATTTGCTCCCGGGTTTTTGGTTGTGAGCACGTGCCAAATTACGACCAACGGCCTTCATGGCTTTACCAGTTACACCGCCTTTGGCAAACTTGGTAGGCTTCTGACCGGGATGGTCATGTTTTTCATGCTTGCGAATTTCCATGTCCGCAATCGCTTTAACTGTTTTCTTTTCCATAGCAACTCCTAGGTTGTGCTTATAGTAACTGTACCCAATTGAAAACCGAATATCAAGCTATTTGGCGTTAATGATGAATCAAATCCACTAGAACCGCCAACGGGATTCCAACCCCACTCAAATACTCGACTACCGCCCTCTGGATAACCCACGCCACTTTCAGTGTTCCCGCCACTCACATTGGTTTGAACACCGCTACTGCCAGACGCATAATAACTGACATCAGGCCTTGGTTCTCTAACAGCCTGTGGGTCATACACTGGGTAAAGACCTAAAGACAATTGCGGTTGGTCAGGGTCCCAACATTCAGGACAAACTTTAATCTGAAAAAGTTTTGTCTTGATGATTTCCTTTTTCAACTCCTTAAGCATGTACCGTTGGCCGCAACGGTCACACTCAGCAATTGCATATTTACCTGATGCGTACTGGGTAGCCATTACCAGAACATTTGTCTTGGGGCTAACCGGAGAGAAGCCTTTTCCCTATCCTGAGATGCCGCCATATCCCAAGCTTCATCATATTGTTGTTTGAGAATATCTAACTTTGCCATCCCTTGAGGAGTCTTCAAGGCGATGTAATAAGAAAGACCAGCAACCAAACAAGGAATGAAGCGGAAAGGAATGTCTTCTATGTTGACACCTGTACCAGAATCTTGAATCCTTCGCATTCTCCAATAAACAAAGCTGTAATTCCCACCCGCATCCGGGGTAGGCCACACATTGATGTTGGGAAGATAGTTCAAGTAAACCGGGGTGTTTGATGTGGCAGAAGCTGCTGTCGTTCCATTTTGTCCGCGAGCGCACAATAACAGAGAGTTGCCAGACACGGCGGTATAGTAAATCGTCTCACTACCCACATTGATATAACCTGCGGCGGGAAGGCTACTTGTATCGCTCAAAACAATGGTGGTATCTGTGGCAGAAATTCCAGTAGAACCAGCACCATTGCCTTGAATTGTTGCATTGGTTGGGTTGATGTTTCCAGATTGACGATTTACCCAAACCTGAATAGGACGACCCTGAGCCAGCTTGTTTGGAATCGTTGAATACATTGTCTCGGAGATGCGAGTAATGTTGATATCCATTTGGCCCGTAGTATTTGCTTGCTGACGAATCACATGGTCAAGCAAATCGATTGTGTCCACCGGCAAAGGATAGGCCACCTGACCCGTCACCAATGGAATGATTCCTTGTTCGATTGTCCACAGATTGATGCCACGGTTGGCCCAATCTATGGTCATCAAATTAAAACTACGCCTTGCTGTACGCAGTTGATAACCAGTGCGCACCTCAATACCGCAACGCTCGTAGCATTCTTCTACGATTTCGTTAAACGCTAAGTTGAATGAGGATGTACCACTGGTATAGGCAGTCATTTAAAGCTCTTTAATGTCTGTGCTAAGCGAGCTCTCTGACCAAGCTTTCCGGGAGCCTTGGCAGCTTTCGCAAGCTTATTGGCAGGTATATTATGCCCTTTTTTTACGTGCAACGCTTCACGTAATGAGCCAGCCTTTTTGATTGCACCTTGAATCCATTTCTCAGCCATTACCGATACCCCGCTGTTTTCTTTGCAATCCTCTTGGGTTGCGCTACAAACTGTTTACCTTCTGCTTTGCCTTTACGCTTGGCTTTGGTAGTTGCCGCATATTCAGCAGGGCTTAAAGACTTTATTGCATTCTCTGGCAAATATCTTTCTCCCGTCTTGCTTGACGGTTTGCCAGACTTGGTGCGCCACTTCTGGTCACCCCAGTCTTTAAGCGATTGCTGAGGAGCTCTCAATCTTTATATCCCCCGCCAGCCGCTTTGTACTTCTTAGCTACAAGCTGAGCCTTGCGAGCCGACCACTGACCTGCCTTGGTTCCCTGAGTGGCCGCCGCCTTCACTTGGGAAACGATACGCTTGCGCAGACTTGGCTTGGTATAGTTTCCAGCAGCGTTGACATGACCGCCCTTGGCGTACATCTCCACGGCATTCGGGTCATCCTTGCGATGGATAACCTTTTTTTTTGGCATCTTAGAGGGACTGATGTCCCCCATACCACGGCTTGCCATCATAGATATCTGCCTTTGGTATGCCCTTTCTGAGCAATACCATCACCACGGCCAGCGGCAGATTTAACATGTCCGCCTTTAGCCATCTTGACAACTTTCTTCTCTTGTACCTTGCCGCCCTTTTTCATCACCGAAGGTGAGGGTTGGCTATAGCTACATGAAGAACAACCGCCCAAATTACCAACTTGCTGTCTTTCGGGCACGGCAGGGCTTAATCCACTGATAGGACGGTTTGGCAAGTTGCCCAATGACCCTTGTCCGGGGTTGAATTGACAACCACCATAGGAAGGCCTAGGGGCAATAGCCCCGCTTTGACCGCCGGGGTTCATGCCGGGGACTTGGGTCATGCCAAACTGACAACCATTTTGAACTGGTCGAGAGGTTTGAGGCTGGCTAGAAAGCCCCGGCCTACAGCCAATCTGACCTACGCCACCAATATAACCTTGAGATGGTTGAGAGAATTGACAGCCGCCACCAGCTACCCCTGCCGCTGGCGGTCGTAGCTGACCTACACCGGGACGCAATGAACTGCGCACATGATTCATGCGGCCTTCAAAATCGTCACCTTGATATTGCATTGGTCTATCTACAATTGGCATGGCAATCCCCAAGGTTTATTTATGCGACATTCCGCCGTGGCACATGTGCTCTACATGCTCATGGTGCAACTTGTGACCAGCGGCATGATGTTTGAAATGCTCGTGATGGGGCTTGTGACCGTCACCACCATAGTGCTTTTCAACATGATGCACATTGTGTTTAAACTCATGATGCACTTCTTTTTCGTGCATGTGTGGAGTGTGATGTTGCATGTTTAAACTCCTTAGCAGTATTTAGCTTTACCGCCACCAGCCATCTTGTGGATTTTGGTTTTGGTGTGGCCTTTTTCGGCGATGCCATCAGCGCGATGGTGAGCAGAACTAATGTGACCACCAGCAGCGTATTTGTGGACTTTGCCACCACGCTTCATGCCGGAAGTACCAACATCATTCAAACCATCATTCTTCATCTTTTCTTCAAGCGCACGTGTGTGACCACGTTTTTGAACGGCATGTTCGCCGTGCTTGAGATGATGTTCACCGGCTTCAATCTCGCGGTCCATAGCGGGACCACCAGCAGCCATCTTCTTAACCTTGCCACCATGCGAGTGCATCTTCATGTGGTGTTCAGCCATCGACAGATGGTGTTCAGCCAAATGCTTGTGATGAACCTTGGAAAGTCCACCATGCTTCATGCCGGGAGGAGGCATAGCGCCAGCCATAGGGGGCATGGGAGCAGGTTGACGGGGAGCGGCACGGCGAGCGGCCATCAATGCTGCAACAGCGCGGGGGTCAGGAGTGCCACCGGTCGCCATGTGCTTTTCATGTTTCTTCATATCACCACCTCTTGAGAATTTACGGCCTTTATCGGCCTCGTTAAAGTCTTTTCCCACAGACTGTGGGATACCCACCTTTTTGGCGAAAGCTGCCGAATGGGCAACTGCCGCCATAAGATTATGTTGTGCCTTGCTCTTGCTTGGCATCATTTGCTTCCTTGCTGAATAAGCTGGTCAATTTTAGCTTCCAGCTTATTAAAGCGTTGGTCAATATGGTCAGTAATTTTGTTAAGTTCGTCATTTGTTACATACCCCTTTGCGATTTCCTCGCGTGTACGATTGAGGAGAATCTCAATTCGCTTGAGGTCATTAGACTTCTCTTTAAGAAAAAAAGCAACCATACCCAATACTAGGGATAAAGCGCCCGACCAAATCATGTTGGCATCCATGTCAACACTTCCACGCCCGAAGGCTTTTATTGATTCGGCTGTTAGGGTCGTTGGCCGTTTTGACACTAGTTAGCTTCTTTTTCATGCCTTCCATGCGAGCGCAAAATGAGTCTCTGCGTGACCCGCCTTCTGGTTGCGGAGGCTTCAGATTCATCCCTTGCTTTTTGGCGGACGCGCGCCCCTTGGCGTTTAAACCACCATTCGGGTTCTTTCCTTCCTCGCGTTGCCATGCAGGTGATTTAGCCATGATTAGCTACCGTTTGCGATTAAGTAGCCCTCTTGCGAAACCGTTAAGGCCGCAGTGCCGGTACTAACTTTTGCTTGCAATTGAATGTCCGTTTTTTCAGCTACAAGACGGGGCATAACCCGTTGCGTATGGTAGTTGTTTGTAAACGGCGCAACAATAGTAACAGTGGATACACCAGTGTTGCTTGTTTGATAGTTTTGATATGTAGCAAAACCGGCAGGGTTGGCGTTCAAGCTGGTATTAATATCAATACGGCTTAAGTAGAACGTATAACCTGCAGGGACGGTGTAAATGCCCATCAAAGTGCGACCATTACCAGCCGCAATTTCTGCATACAGCGTTGTATCCGATGTATCTTTCAACGTGATGTTACCAGTGGGTGCGCCACTAGATACCGCCATGCTATTGATGCGGAAATACGATTTCACTGTAGTAACAGTGGTCGTACCGTTCAACTTTATAGTTTCAGAAATTTGGTTGTAATTGGCATCCAAACCGTTAATAGTAACAAAAGTGGCCGTCTTATCGTCGCCAGTGTTAACAGAGCTAACAATGTGCATCTGGATTGCAGATGAAGGAAAAGTGTAAGAGCTATTACCTTCCCATACAGGCACAAACGATGTGCCTACTGCTGTTTGGTAGCCATAAATATTTAGAACACTATGACCATAAATTTGACCGCGAGCAACCTGCAACTCAAACGGTTCAGTTTTTGCCTGCCGTGTAATCGAATTAATTGAGTTATTGGTACTTGGAATACCGTTTGGGCTTTGAGCCATATTGATTTCCTTAGTTACAAAGAGGGGGCCGAAGCCCCCATTCAATCAATCGAGGTTACCGTAGGGGTACTGAGTCAGCGTACCGATATTGTTATCGGGCTGTGAGTAACGCAGAATAAAATTAAACTTACCGCCAGTAGGAGCAGCCACGCTAGTGCCAGTAATGCTCAAAGTGAACACGACTTGCGACAAGAACGATGGGTTAGAACCTGAGTTGGGGTTTTGAATGTCGGCGGTGGTAGCCAACATGTTCCCCAAGTTAGTGCCGGTGTAAGTAATGGTTTGACGACCAGCAGTACCGACAGTCGTAGTGCCCAAAGCAGCGGTAGCGTAAGTGGGAGTGCCAGCAGCGGCAGTGTAGCCGTTAGACACAAACACGCTGACATTGCTCAAAGTAGCGC